ACGAAGACCTGCTTGAATTGTTTGGCGATCTCAAAGGGCGTAAATGGCAAGAGACTTACATCGAGCTATCGAATGGAACAGTACTGCGAGCTCATGGCCGTGGTCAGTCTTTGCGTGGTGTTAAGCATCTGCATTATCGTCCTGATATAGCCTTCCTCGATGACTTGGAAGATGAGGAAAGTGTCAGGACCCCTGAAGCCCGCCAGAAGACAATGGACTGGTTTGTCAAAACGTTTATGCCTGCTCTTGATCCTAGAGCTCGCGTGCGCATGGCCGCTACCCCGTTACATCCAGAAGCACTTGCCCTAAAGCTGTCACGCTCTCCAGATTGGGTAGTGCGTAAGTATCCCATCCTGTACAAGGATGCGGCGGGGCAGGAAGCGGCGACATGGCCGGAGCGGTACTCGCTGGACTGGTGCCGTAACAAACGGCGGGAGTACGAAAGCCTTGGGCAGCGGCACGCATGGCAGCAGGAGTTTATGTGCGAGGCAGAGAACCCAGAGGATAAAATATTTACGCCAGACTTGTTTAGGTGTGAGCCGCAGATCAGAACGTGGCAGCCTGTCTACGCGGTCTACGACCCTGCACGCACGGTAAAATCAACGTCGGCCATGACTGGTAAAATAGTCGGGTCGTGGGTAAACAACCGACTGATTATCTGGGAAGCGGCAGGGCATCTCTGGAAGCCGGACGAGATTATCGAGGACATCTTCAACGTCGACGCACGGTACAACCCCATTAGTATCGGCGTTGAAGAAGACGGCCTGCATGAGTTCATTATGCAGCCGCTCAGACATGCTCAGATAAACCGTGGACACCCCGTCCCGATACGAGCTCTGAAAGCCCCCAAAGGCAAACTTGACTTCATCCGTAGTCTGCAACCATTCTTCAAAGCGGGAGAGGTTATCTTCGCTGGCGATAAATTGAACTTCCAAGAACTTGAAAATCAACTTATGTCCTTTCCATCTGGCAGGATCGACATACCAAACGCGCTCGCCTATTTCCTTAAGCTTCGCCCCGGCATACCGATGTTTGACGGCTTCGGTGCAGTCAACATAAACGAAGACATCCCCGTTGCCCAGAGACATCCGGCGTACCTATGCGTCAACGCAACCAACTCGATTACGACCGCGATGGTAGTGCAGGTCTATGACGGCATGTTATCAGTGCTGGCAGACTTTGTGCGTGAAGGCGATCCCGGTGCCGTGCTCGCTGACTTGATACGTGAAGCAAGCGTGTTTGCCCGAAAGAACTTTACACTCGTTGCACCGACCCGACACTTCCAGCAGTACGACCAGACAGGGCTTGTAGGCGTTGCCAAGCGCATACCTGTCTCAATCAATCGTGGCGGGGTAGAGGTGAAAGGGAGGGCAGAGATCAGGGACATGATGCGGAAGCTCTCGCATGGCCGCCCAGCCTTCAGAGTAAGCACGCTGGCCTCATGGACGCTCAGGGCGCTGTCTGGGGGCTACGCCAGAGAGATCGGGCATGACCATGCAGTCGAGGGCGTGTACAAGGTTCTGTGCGAAGGCTTGGAGTGTTTCGCGGCCACGCTGTCCTCCGGCTTGCACGATACCGAGAATGAAGGTATAAGATACGCAACCACATCGGACGGGCGGCGCTATATGAGCGCCTTGGCAACGAGGGACTGATATGCGCGAAACATTTCTCATAGACATCGACATAGCTATGGGCACATCCCTTATGCTTGGCGATGAACACTCTCAAGCGATCCTTGCACAGATGCGACGTTTAGCCGCAGCCCTTCCTCCAACAATTCCCGACGCTGTGCAGGAAGTAGCAGGCGATGCTACTGTGGTGACATCAAACCTTAACCTGAATGAAACTGCACTGCGCGGCAACGAAACATTATATGATCCTTCTGTTCCTCCTGTAGTATTGGCGAGCTAAGACATGGCTGAGGAAGAAGAACTTCTCAACGTCGAGGAAGACGATACTTCAGGATTGAAGGATCGTTCTAAGAACCTTGCCAAGTCTAAAAAGACCCGCGAGAAACTAATTGACTTGTACCGCGACGTGGAGAAAGGTTTTGAAGACCAGCTTCCGCGCTCAAACGACATGCAGGACTATTGGGACATCTACAACTGTAAGCTAGGCGAAAACCAATTTTATTCCGGCAACAGCCGTATCTTCTTGCCTATAGTGTACAACGCGGTCAATGCCCGTAAGACACGTTTCGCAAACCAAATCTTCCCGCAGTCTGGCCGCTACGTTGAGGTGACATCTTCGGATGGCACAACACCTCATGCGGTGATGGCGCTTGCAGAGCACTACGTTCGCAAGGCTCGCCTTCGTGAGCTTATCCCTGCCCTTCTGCGCAACGCTGACATTGAAGGCCAGTTCAACGTGTATGTGGATTGGTCGGAGCGCGAACGCCACGTGGTGCGCCGCGTAAAGCGCCCTGCACAAGTTGAGCCCGGCATAGTTGCCCCCGACGAAGAGGTTGAGGACATCGAGGAAGAAACTTTGAAGTCCGCACACCCTACAGTTGAGATATTGGCCGACAGCGACGTGCTCATACTTCCTGCAACGGCAAGCCGCGCCGAGGATGCTATTGCGTCTGGGGGCTCTGCTACAATCATCCGGCGGTGGGGCAAAGCCAAGATCAAGGCTATGATCTCCGAAGGGCAGATTGACAGCAAAGAAGGCGAAGCCCTGATTGAAGAAATGTCGAAAGACAATCGCTCGCATACGCCGGACAAAGCAAAGGCAATGGCCGATGCAGCAGGCATCAAGGGTACAGGCCAAGGCAAGTTTGCTTTGGTGTATGAGACATGGTCAAACGTCAAAACCCCAGACGGGTGGCGACTGTGCCGCACCTACTTTGGCGGCGCGGACAAAGTGTTGTCTTGTATGCGTAACCCTTATTGGTCGGACAAGCTTCCCTTAATTTCAGAACCGCTTGAAAAGATACAGGGATCGGTTAAGGGTATCAGCCGTATCCAAGCCGTTGCCGATCTACAGTACCTTGCCAACGATACAGTGAACGAAGCCGCAGACAGCATGGCTTACGGGCTCATGCCTATCGTGATGACTGACCCTGAGAAGAACCCCAAGGTCGGCAGCATGGTGTTGAGCATGGCCGCAATCTGGGAGACCAGCCCGAATGATACCAAGTTTGCAGAGTTCCCGCAGCTTTGGAAATCCGGCTTTGAAATTGTCGCTTCTATACAACAACAGGTTTTTCAAACGCTTAGCGTCAACCCTTCACAGATTACGCAAGGGGCGCGCAAGAAACAGAGCCAAGCGGAAGTTGCCAACGAACAGCAAGTAGATATGCTGACCACCGCCGATGTGGTTACGGTTGTTGAAAGCGCCGTGTTGACGCCGATCATTGAGCGCTTCATTGAGCTTGACCATCAGTTCCGCGATGAGACGCTTCAGATACGCGCCTTTGGTGAACTGGGTATGCGAGCGGCAATGCAAGACATTGATCCGATCCAGATGAACTCTCGGTATCAGTTTCGTTGGTTCGGCGTTGAGGCCGCACGTACAATGCAGCAAGTGCAGCAACAGATAGCCATGATGAATATCGTCAAGGGCATTCCGCCACAATTGTACCAAGGCTACAAGCTCAACCTTGCACCTGTCATTGCTCAGATGATGGAGAATACTTTCGGTCCACGCCTTGCGCCTTTAGTCTTTGAAGACCTGCGGTCATCGTTGTCGATTGATCCAAAGAAAGAGAATGATCTTCTCGGACAAGGACACAACGTCCCTGTTCATCCTTTGGATAACCATCAGCAGCACATGCAAGCCCATATACAAGGGATGCAGGAACAGGGCGATCCGCACGGCACGTTCCGTGCACACATGCTCGAACATCAGATGGCGCTCATGAAACAGCAGCAGGCGCAGCAGCAAGCCTTGGCGCCGCAAGGACAGCCGGGTATGCCGGGAGGAGCAGGTCCGGGTTCACCGGGTCAGCCGCGCCCCGGTGCTCAACCTATGGTTCCCCGTGGTGGACAGCAACCGCCCGGTATGATAGCACAAGATCAAATGCGCGACCCTAGCGTTATGCCTCGGAGAATGTAAGATGATACTCGGACAAGAAATCCAGATTGGCGCTCAGAGCGCATTGTACATAAGCAGCGCCACCCTTATAAAAGGCGGCTTAGGACGAGTGGCAAAAGTTAGCGTGATCGTTGCGGGCAGTGCGGCAGGATCGGTCAACGATGTGGGCACCGCTGGCGGCGCAGTCGCGGGCAACCAGATTGCAGTCATCCCAAACACGGTTGGCGTGTACGATGTTAACTTCCCGTTTTTTAACGGTCTGGCGATTGTCCCCGGTGCCGGACAAACTGTAGCAGTATCATACACGTAAGGACATCCCATGCGCCGCCTACTTGCCCTTCTCGCACTCTTAACGCTTGCAACTCCGGCGGCGGCGCAATCTACTCGTGCAGCGCTCACGTCACAGAACAACACCAACATTACCACTAACGGTTCTGGTGCAATTACTGGGGCTAAACTAAACACGGTGATCGGCGCGGGCATATTGAGCTATGGCACATTGCTCGACCCGAACACATGGTCGTCAGTTCAAACATATTCTGTTGCGCCAATCTTTTCAACCTTGACGGGTTATCTGTACGGCAATGGATCGGGCGCGTTAACGGCCAGCACAACGGTTCCTTCTTCGTCGTTGTCTGGATTGGGTACAGGCGTTGCTACGGCACTTACTCAAAACCTTAATGGCTCAGGCGCAATTTCCGCGTCTACCAACCCTGCATTTGTAAACCCATCGTTTACAAACTTCTCTACAGGCTATACCGCCATACCAACAACGGGCGGTACAACTACGCTTACGTCAACGTCAACGTATGTGCAGAACACTACAGGCACGTTAGCACAAACAATTAAACTACCAAACGAAACAACTGTCCCTGCGGGTACAGCATATATAATTGACAACGACAGTACAACCGCCATTGCTTTGCAAGATAGTGCGGGTACAGTTTTGTCTAGCGCCATACCTTATGGCATGGCTGGGTATATCTATTCTACTTCAAACGCTACTGCTACAGGCAACTGGGCGGGATATGCTTTTGTTCCAAACAATGTTTCTTGGGGAACATACACTTTTAACTATTTCTCCCAAGCTACTCCGGCAAACTCTTATTTTACGGTAGACGCTACTGCTGCTTCAGCGGCTACAGGGTTAAACATAAAGTCTAACGCTGCGGGCAGTGGTGAAGCTCTTTCAGTTTTATCTTCAGGCACAAACGAAAACTTAACCATTAACGCCAAAGGCACAGGCACCATCACTATCGGCGGTGTTTCGTCGGGCGTAGTTACGTCCAACAACTTTGCTTCAAGCAGCGCGGCGATCACAGGCGGTAGTATTGCGAGCACGCCAATCAGCGGCTCCACAGGATCGTTTACCACTCTTGGGGCATCAAGCACAGTTACTCTTAGCCCTGCAAACGCCAACGTGGTTCTTTCGCCTACGGGTACGGGTGTTGTTACGATCAGCCCGGCTACAGCGGGTACTATCAACAACGTATCAATAGGAGCTACAACCGCCAGCACAGGCAAGTTTACCACAATCACTGAGACTAACCTGCTTGTAAGCAACGCGGCTCCAACCATATCGTCCGGCTTTGGAACTTCGCCTTCAGTCACAGCCAACAACGGTACAGCGGCGTTCCGCATCAACGTGGGAACAGGCGGCACAGCAACATCGGGCGTGATAGGTTTGCCTGCGGCAACGACAGGCTGGAACTGTTTTGCTGATGACGTAACTACAACTTCAGCGGCGGTGTTCCGCACAAAACAAACGGCATCTACTACCACGTCGGTAACACTAACCCAATATTCGGATGTAGCCGTAGCTACAGCTTGGGTTGCCAGCGACATACTGGCAGTATCCTGCTTCGCTTATTAAGGGGCTATCATGCAAGAGAACTTTACCAAGTGTCTTGACTTTACCCTTCAGTATGAAGGGGGCTTCAGCGACAACCCGCACGATAAAGGCGGCGCAACTAACATGGGCATAACCCATGTTACTTTGGCGGCATGGCGGCACGCGGCGGTTACTACACAAGACGTTCGTAATTTAACTCGTGGTGAAGCTGCCGACATTTACAAAGCCTGTTACTGGGATCACGTTCGCGGTGATGAGCTGCCCGCAAGCATTGATCTGGCGGTGTTTGATTACGCGGTAAACTCAGGAGTGACCGCCGCTATTCGCACCTTACAATCTATTTTAGGCGTAACTTCCGATGGCATACTTGGCCCAAAAACTTTGGCGGAAGCCAATAACGCTAATGCTAAAGCCATAGCGCAAGCCATTTGTGAACACAGATTAAATTTTCTTGAGCGGCTTTCGTCGTTTAGTATATTCGGGCACGGGTGGACATCCCGTGTCAACGCTTGCCGCATGGCGTGTATTGCGGCATAACATAAGGAGCGCAACATGACAGGTTTTAAAACAGTATCGTTTGGGTTGCTTGTAGCCATTGGCCCCGCAGTTCTGAATTACCTTGGTGCCGTTGATTGGCATAGCCTGGGTGTTTCACCAAGCGCAGGCGCAGCTATTGGCGCAATCATCATCGGCCTTCGCGCCATTACCAACACACCAGTCGGGGGCGGCAAATGAAACGCATCGCGCTCATTGTTTTGGCGTCCGTATCCCTTGCGGGGTGCGCGGCGCTTACGGCGCAGGCTCCCAGCCTAAAGACCGTTTATGAAATGCGGGCGTCTTATGACGCGGTG